GATAACCACCTGCTCGACGGCTTCCTCGGTAGTCATATCAGGATAAGCGTCAATGTAAGGAGTGCCTTCGGGAAGCATCAGCCTGCGCTGCACCACGCCGTTCACAACCACGGTCTCGTCAATGGGGCGGTAGTCTGCCGGTATGTTACGGGTGGAACCAAAAGCGTAGATACGGGTGGCATAGGTGGACTGGGATTCTGACTGTGACATTTCCTGCACGTTTTTCCCGATCTCGAAATCCACCGCGTCACCGGACTCACAACGCCCGAAATGGATGATGTTTTCAGTCACCCAACATTCGCAATCCCATTTCTTCGCCATCTCAAAACAAGCGTCAAGGATGTTGATGTTGTCGTAACTCATCAACTGGGACTTGTTTTCGACTGTGGAATCAATGGAGAAAACAAAATCTTGTCCTTTATACGCATAACCAAGAGCTTTCAGATTTCTAAGGACTATACCGGCTTGTACGTCAAGCGGGGCGGTCAGGTTCCAGGACGCCTCCTGTCCGGTCGTCTCCGGGGTATATTTGAAGATTTTGTTTTTCCATTTCCAGTAGTAAGCGTCAAGCTGAAGCTCATAGTCGTATGCCCCGGTTTTCCTGTTGTACTTGGGTTTGTACAGATCGCATAGTTCGAACCGCCCGAAACGTGTGTCCTCCGTCCAGTCGCCCAGTTTGAAAAAGACAGGAGATTTCAGGGAGAACTTCAAAAGTATAAAGTCCTCCTTCATCAGAGTGAACTTACGTTTGCTGCCTCTTCTGACAACATCCCGGAAACATGGTGTACCAGCTGAATTTCTGATCTCAATTTTCATACAATATCTTCCCTGTCGCCCGGATTGGGTTCTTTGAGTTTGACCATAAACTTACCCCGGCATTTTCCGTAACTTCCATACTTGCCGCAAGACAGATAGTACAGATTGTAAGTCTTTCCCAGTGCCGGGATTTTCAGTGCAATTTTACCCTTTACCAGTTCGGATACAAAGGACGAATATTTATCCAGATAGTCACTTTGCGAGTTTCCCGTAATAAAAAAAGGCAGGGTGAGCTCCCTAGAATCCATCTTGCAGATCTCAGGCGATGAAGTAATCTGTATGCCATGTTCCAACCTGCTGTCATTTTCGATATAGTCCTTCACAGGAGGGGGTGTCAGTATAGCCTCCAAAGCTCCGTCCATCAATTCCGCACCCCATGTACTCCAGATATTCCTGCCATTAATAAAAGCATTCCTCTCCATAATCACATTCCTTTTGTGTTTTTTTCTATCTCGGCAAGAGTGTCGTCCATGCCGCTCAATATGCCGGTATATTTCTCAATTTTCTCCAAATGATCGTTGCATTCATGCAATACATCACGCATTTCCGTGACACATACCAAATGAGCAGCAAGTTCCTTTGCCATATTCAATGCCGCCGTGGAAATAATAAGCATATTCGCATTCATTTCCGTTCCTTTGGTTTCCAAACGTACATTAGACTCATACATGGCTGTCAGCCGTCCGCTGATCTCCTCACCTGTTTCTTGGCTCATGGTGGTGGAATATCCTTTGGAAGAGGATTGGGAATAAGAGTCTCCGGATGCGTCCCACCCGAAGATATCCGCCAGACTGTCTCTCTCGGCCAGCACTGCTTCAGACAACTGTTCCTGCATCTCACGCAATGCATCAACCTCATCTTTCGTATAACCATCCTCACCATATTCTGCCCAGGTTTTATATAGTTTTCTGACCTGTTTCTTGTACTTGTCGGCCATCATGGCTCTGATAATGGATTTGCGGAGCTGTTCCTCCAGATTCTCGGCCAGTTCTTCATTTCCGTTCTCCAGATCGGATATCATCTCCCAGTAAGAATCCTCAAAACTGTCAAAGGATATACCGGTAACCTGTTCCTTCACCGCCTCCAGTATTTCCTTTTCCGTTTCGCCATATTTGATGATATTTTCCAGATGATTCCTGAACTCTCCGTCCATAACAGACCAGAGACCGGCATAATTCTCCCTGATGGACTGCAAGACTTCCGGGGACATATTGATCATATCCTTCATCTCGTTGAACGTCACACCGTACTCCCTGGATATCTCCCCGGCGACATCACGCCAGTTCTGTCCTTCCCATTTGTAGGAGCCTTTCCACATCCTGTAGCCCTGGCTGTGACTTCCGATACTGCTGCCGGCACTCAGACGTGCCTCGGCAAGTTTCTTTTGTACATCCAGCTCGTTTTTTGCAATATTCAAAGCTTCCTCTCCGGCTTTGGATGCTTCCGCACCGTAACTTTCATTTATATATGCCTTTTTTTTGTCAAGCAGCTCGTCCCAGATATCCAGTAGATTATCATACTGCGCCACCATCTCATTATAACCGGAATAATCAGCGCCATGGAAAATACCACCGGCCCCCTTGATTCCAAAAATGGACCCCACCGTATCGAAAATTCCTCCTACGGCATTGCTCACAGTTTCCAGTATATTTCCCACGAATTTGTCAAGCCCCTGGTCACCGATCTGGTCAAGTATGGCCAGGATGGCAGCAATAATCCCGCCTATCTTCGATCCGGATTCCGAGAGTACGTCAACCAATGACCCGACACTATCCCCGAATGAGGAAAGACTTACATCCGCCTCCCCGAGCTGTGCAATGGCATTGGTGACTCCGGTTATATTGTCTATAGCCTTCTTTGATGATTTGTCCACATTCGTTTTCGCATTCGTGACATTCTGGGATGCTGTATTAAGCTTTTTCTTCGCCACCTCCTGCTCGGCATGTGTTCCACTTTCCAAGGACATATTATATTCATCCTGAGCCTTGGTCAGTTCCTCCTGAGCTTTTCTCAGATTGTCCAACTGGTCTGGAAGATCACCAAGCAGTCCGCCTTTGTCAATAATGGCGGATTGTATCCCGTCTAAAGCTTCGTCAACAACCTTTTTTTGCTCTACAGCCATATTCTTATACTCATCGGATTCACGGAACAGTTTCAACTGTGCCCTGACTTTGTCAAGCTCTTTTTTAGACACCTTACTTAAATCCCCGAATATCAACTCCCAATTGATCTCCTGCTTCAACTTCTCAACATCCAGGGCCGACAGAGCTTCCTCAAACTCCTTTTGCAGGGATGCGATCCTGCCTGCATCAGACTCACTATCCATCAAATTCCTGTATTTGCGCGTCAACGCCTCCTTTTTCCCTTGGAAGGTGCCGTATTTGATCAGATATTCGTCCCATGCACTTTCCTGCTCACGCAAACCCTCTTTCCTCTGACGTCTGGTGGTGTTGCTGATGATCGTGTCAAATGCCGACGTATCCACGGACACCGAGTACGAGTCAAAGGATTTTTTCACATAACGCTTGTCCTTCTTCGCCTTCAGTTCCTCCTCGGCCTCGAACTTTTCTTTCTCAAACCGGATTACAGCCTGGATATAGTCATCCTTCTGCCGCCGCAGAAGCGATATCTCCCTGCGGTTGTCAAGTTCCCGCTGTGCCAGTTCCTTTTCAGCCCCGGCCTCCATAGCATCAATACGGGTTTGGGCTATCCGGTATTCCAGTTCCTCCTCCTGACGCTGACGCTCCTGCAAATGTTTCTTCTGCAAGTCCTCCAGTTTCACACTCTGCGCATTAACCGCATTGGCTTTCTGAGGATCCACCTGGATATCCGTCTTGCCGGAAAGAATGGTGCGGGCCATGTCCCTGTACTCGCTGCCCGCATTTTTTTCGTCTGCAAGCCATGTTTCCAGCTGTTTCTTGTTCATCTTGATGAACTCATCCCGCATCTTGATCCTCTTCTCGTTGTCCTCCAGGGACTTCTCCAGACTCTCACCCCGCAGTTCCCGGATTCGGAGCTCAGCACCCTTGATCATGTCGCCATACTTCCTGACATCATCATCAATACGTGCCAGTGTGCCCGGAGTATTATCGAACCAGGAGGTGGAATATCCGGTATTGCTCATGGAAGAAGTCACATACACCCCTCCGGCCTGCTGCGCCTTCAGCGCGTTCTGGTATTTCTTCCTGTATTCCCCCAGATTATTCTCCTCTTCCTTGATGGCTTCCCGGTTCATATATTCCAACAGTACCTTCTGCTGCCGCACGAACTCCCTGGCTTTGCCGCTGGAAATATCCAGTGCCTGTCCGTATTCCCCCACTTTGGTTATCACTCCGGGAATATTGTCCGTGATTTTGGTGATGATGGAATTAAGTTCGGCCTGCTCATCCGAGGATAGTCTGGTCTTGGTCTTCAGCTCATCATACCGGTCCAGCAACGGCATATACTCGGAATAAAGGCTTATAACCCGTTCCTTCTGTTCATAAAACTTTTCATTGGCGGTGGATACTGTTGTATTGACAGTTTCAGCCATTCTGTTTTTCAGGCTGATCCATAAATCTCCAAGCCAGGACAACCGTCTTCCTAGTTTCAATTTGGCATTTTCCAGCCTTGCATCAGCCTGAGCAGCCTTGTCAGATGCGGATACATACAATTCGGATTGTGTTAGCTGGCGGTCTATGATATTGGACACCCCTTTCATGAAATCACCAGTTTTGGCAACCTCCTCATTGATTTCTGCGGCGGAAAGTCCCAGGTTGTCCAGTATAAGAAGTGACTTGCGCCCCAGACCGGTTACAATCGAGTCTGTCATATATTCCACACTTTGACCGGTCTGTTGTGCCTTCAACTGGGCGAATGCCAGATATTTTCCCATATCATCAACCGGGATCCGGAAATCCTTTGCCTTGACCGTCGCTTTCATCAGCTCAAGATCCGACAAGGCTCCCTTAGTGGCGGTACGAAGGTTTGCAAGAAGATCAGGGCGGTCCAACTTCTCAAATGCATGAAGAACTCCGTCAGCTTGAATGGCCACCTCCACACTTTCCTTGACAAATTCCTTTGCCTTGGACATGCCGTCTTTGAAAAAATCAAGGGCAGCCGCTCCGGCGGACGCAAAAAATCCCACCACCATAGCTTTCATATTCCCCAGTTTCAGGAATGACCCGGAAGTTTCATTGGTTCCGCCACGCAGACGGGCCATCGCCTCTCGTGTTTCCTCCAGCTGCTTTTCCAAACGGGCATATTCTTCCGGATGAAGGGACTTGACAGTATTGTCCAGCTGTTTTTGAAGCCCGCGGGCCTCTTTGGCCAATTCCGAATAAGTTTTCTCGGTGCTCTTCATGGATGAGCGGAGAATCTTCACTTTCGCATTATTATCGGATATGGCTTTGGAATTGGATTTCAGCTCTGCCTCCAGACGTTTGTACTCATCGCTGCCTTTCTTGCCGGAGGCTACCAGTTCTGTCATCGAATTGCGCAAACCCTCATTCGTCCGTTGCAGCTCACGGGAGGACGCGTTTAGACGGTTCAGTTCCTCACGGGCCTCACTGGTATTCAGGGAGAGGGTGAACTTTATATAATCATCTTTCAGTTTTTTGTTCATACGGTTACTTTTCAGCAAAACTAGTAACCGGCAAGGAAGGGGCAAAGGACGGGAGAAACATGAGAAGCCCCGCATATCCATGGACAACGGGGCAAAATATCAATGAGGACGGTATCCGGGACGATGCGCACTGTCATTCCCGTCCGGCCAGGGAAACAACTTCTCCAGCCGGTTGCGGATCTCCTTGCGGAGCGAATCGGACATGCCCGCTCTCAGATCAGGCAATGCGTTGTTGTACACTATCCCCCATATCTGACGGTTATAGATACGGAGATCGCGTTTCTCCCGCATGTCAAGAAAACGTATATAAAGAGGGTAGCCCGTTTCCAGCATTATCGGATCCACCCCCGTTATCTGAAACTCGGCTGCCGCAAGACGGTCACGCAGATGCCCTGTACGGCCGGGCACAATTTTATCCGGGCGGAATCTCACCTTAAGCTGTCTTCCTTCCCGGTAAATACCTCTTTCCGCAATATCCAACTGCCGTTGATAAATGGTCTTGAAGTCACGGGACAGGGTTCTTTTGAAGAACTCCTCCCTCACAGGGTTCCATCCGTCACTCATTCCGTACCAAGTTTAAACGACACACTCCAACCGCTGTAATCCGTATAGAATCCTGTTTCCGGGGTAGTGGTCATCCGGTCAAGATTACGCATAAGACAGCACCCCCTGTTCCTGTCACCACGCATCACATTCTTGATGCTCTCGACAAGGGGCTGTGTATCTTCCAGCACCCGAACCGGACCACGGCGCTGCATATCCATACGGTCCATCAGAAATATAAGGCACAGGTTATCCTCCTCCACATTGTCCGGATCCGTACCTGTCTCCTGTGCGGACGGTACGACCACGAACAGAACCGGAAGCTCGTCAGAACTGATACTTTTCAGACAGTCGCTCATGTCCTGGTCCACATTCACTACTCTGACGGAATGTATGCCAGGTACACGCCGCATGACATCCTCATAATACTCACGATAGGTTTTCAAACTGATCATAGGCTCTATCTTTTGGAATGTAATTTCTCAAACTTCTTTCTGTAAAGGAAAATAAGGATATCCCAGAACGGTGTCGCCCTCACCTCTGCATAGTTCCCGAATGCCCCGTTCTCAGCGATATCCATCCCAATGCCCGTCCAGCCGGTATGGTCATCCGCTTCCGGCTTCTCATCTTTTCGGAAAAGAATCCGCAAGTCAACCGTTTCACCATCAATCTCCAAAGGCTCTTCCCGGATGATGGCGAACACATTCATAAAAAACAGATAAGCATGAAGACAGAGTAGAATTGGCGGTTCCGCACCTTCCCTTCCCGTATAAAGAGCTTTTCCGAACTCCCGTAATATCATGTCCCTGTCGCCGTCACCCTCATCACCCATCCGTCTTACCAGTGCCATGCACTTGCAGAAGGTGTCAAACGATACTCCGTTGAGCATGTCTTCCGGTCCGTAAAAGCCGCCCCATTCCGGAAGGAGGTTGATTCCGGTACTCAGGTCCAGCCGGAAAGATTTTCCCTCACGAATAATGAACGGATCCGTCAGGGACAACAGTGCCAGCGTTTCTTTCCATGTGGATGGAGGAAGATGCCCCATATCAACTGGGAGTGCCAGAAAAAGAGACAGAATTTTCAAACGTATCCCGGGTTCCGACAATATATGCTGGTTAGCCATGGTGGCGATCTCCAGATAACGGTAATACTGGGCAGGTGTCAGTTCCTCAAGTGTTTCCGGCACACTCACTTGTCTGTTCTGATAATATATTACACGCATAAAAATCAAAAGGTTATCCCCTTGCTTTGAAGCGTGGGGCCTGAAACATAGAAATCAACCTCCTCAGGCGCGGCGTCCAAAGCCGCCACCGTATCCTGCAATTCCTGAAGATACCGGTCGGCATCGGCCTGAAGACTGTCCGCCACACTTTTTCGCGCCTCTTTCTCTGCCCGTAACTTTTCCTTTACAGTTCCGGTCTGCTGCACCTGTACGATACCTTCCGGAATAACCTCTACAGGCAGGCGATCAACCGCTTTCTTGATGGCCAACAGTGCCAGAGGTCGCTGGCATTCCTCCAAAAGAGTGTCACATACGTCCGGATCCCTTCTGACAAGCCAATCAAACCGCTCCTTTCCGACAACAGGCAGAATGTCTGTACGCTGTATTTCACGCAGGATGGGAACCAGTATGAGAAATAGACGGTGGCTGCCGATATGATAGAACTCGTCAAACTCGTCCTTGGTACGGATGAGCAATCCGTCCATCTGTCTTTTAGCCAGGCTTTTTTCCCAGAAGTCAAACTGCTTCTCCTCCAAGAATCCTACCAGAGCATCCACCGACTCATACGCCAGATTGAGTATGTTCATTTCATCCTTATATTCCTGAAGGGCAGTCAGCCCCTTCTCATTCTCTCCCAGTTTCCTCTGCCTTCCGCTACCGCCATGCTGTGCATCTAACGTGGGAACAACCTTTACCCATGCGAAATATGCCACGGCACGCTGCGCCATGAATACAAGTTCCTCTTTCTCTGGGTCCAGGTCTTCATCCCAATAAAGGTCGACTATCGCCGAAAGCACGTCCGCCCCGATAATACAGGTCAGCTGGCGTGCGGCCAAAGGCAGTACCGGCTTCCACTTGGAATAGTCTAGACTGTCGGAAATCATTCCCAGCGCCGCAACAAGCTCCTGGCGCCCTTCTCCGTTTCTGTCGAATATCATTTTCATAACTTATATATTTTCTTTCATACGGTTTCCCGGCGACACGTTCTCTTCCTGACTCACCACATTCCTGTACAGTCCGATACGTATATCTGTTCCCGGCCAGTTAGCGTTGATATACTCCTGCACCGGCTTGCAGAGTATCATGTCCGGAATAGCCGTTTCAGACGCATTGTAGACCTTGATGGAATACAGTTTCTCGCTTCCACTGCTCAGTTTGTTTTCCAAAATGAGGTTCGCCAGCACCGGATCAATTCCGAACCCGGAGGTGGCAGCAGCGTCAGCCTTGTTGCTGATTCTAATCTGTGCCTCGATGTAATCCTTCACCTTCTTATCAATAGGAGTCACCTTCCATCCCTCAAAATCGTTGGCTTCATCGCTCCAGAACCGGGTGGTGTGCATATATTTTCCCACATTCTTCATCCCGGTAATACCTCCGGCAAATTTCTCCATGCATTCATCCTTGTAATCCTCCAGCATCTTGGCCGTATAGGTTTCCCCACGCTTGCGGCATACGGATTTCAAACGTTCCTCCGCCTTGTCCCAATACCCTTGTGGAGATTCTATATGCAGACTGAGCGCGCTGGAATTCAGATTATAGTTATGCAGTAATGGTGCCAAGGTACCGGCTATTTCCAGCCAGTCAAAGGCTCCCAGAAAACGCGGGGTACTAACAAAATCCTTACAGAAGGAATAGATGTTGTAATATTTGGCCGACACCGGATATCGGAAAGGATCTGCCGGATCAAACATGGGATACCTCTCCATATATTCAGGATCCGGGAAAGGGAAATCTCCCACGACAATGCCTTCCGGATCATTTTTCCCAGGGGGAGGGTACAACAGTCTGGCACGCTGATAAGGGATATGCTCCAACCTTAGTAGCTTCCCCCGCCCGCCAATACGGGGCGCACGGTTGCGGACAAACTTGATAAAGAAGCCCTGCATGTGGGTGAGATCAACCAGACAACGGTGCATACAAATCCGATAATCCCAGGAAGACATGTCCGACTCAATATCAGGTGCAAGCACCCATTTTTTGTAGAAACGGTTGTCCGTATCATCAATTGCATCCTCATAGAACCGGGGACCGTCCCCCCATTGCAGACCGGCAATCTTGCCAAGAATACCCTCGCCGGCATAGAACCGGTCAAGCAGGCGCATGACCTCTCCGGGCATGTCATTGTTATCCCCCATCGGAACGATATCATATCCGGCCACACTCATTTTCCTCGTGAAACAGGTGTTACGGTTATGGTTCAGCATGATACTGGAAGGTTCCCATCCCTTACCACGTCCTGAAATGTCAAAGGAATAAAGCGATCCATTGCCGGGGTCCACAAAGCCGAAATTTCCGCTACGTCTTACCTCCATATTACAAAACTGTTTTCTGTCCGTTAAATTCCACTACCAGAATCTGCCAGCAGTTCAATGCGTTGCCTGTTTCCGTATCGACAAGAAACAGTTTATGACTGGCATTCTCTATTTTTTCATCAGAAGCCTTGGAACGAAGCCTGGCCGCTTTCAAAAACACCAGATCACCGCCAGACTGTTTCTGACGGTTGTATTTCCGGAATTTGATACTGAATGTCCCTTCAGCTTTGCTCACCGCTTTCATCTCCTCGACTGCGGTATATAAATTAATTTGTCCCATATTCGCTATTTTTCAAGCAAATATGGGACAAATGCAATATGGGATAAAGGACAGGACTACTTGCTTTGTGGATGCAATTTCTCTATCAGTCCTGCATAGAACCGAAAGAATTGCACCAAATCCAGATTTCTTTTCAAATTGTCCGGTTCCATCAACTCAAAGTCATCCAACAGAATATCCGTCAATTTCTCCGTATGCTCCCGAAAGGAACCGGGCTCATGATCCTGTATATTAGCCAGTGCATCTATCACTTGATCTGTTATGACAGCATTCGGGTTAAATCCTTCTTCTTTCATTTCAGGCCTCCTTCCAATATTTTAGGGTTTGTAGATTCACAGAAACGGAACTCGCCGCGTACTGGATAAATATGAACTATGAAGACAGTATTATACGGATTCTTATCGGGATAGACCTCAATATGTATATCATTGTTTCTGGAAACATCCACACGAAGCGGTTTGGTTCTTGGAAACTCTTCATCCAACATGGACGCTTTGGCACGAACAGCCTCAATAAAGGCATCACGTGACAGTTCATCAGGAATCAATACATGAGTGAAAGTGGAAATCCACTGGTTCATAGCCCTGCCTTTATTGTTGACAGACAGGTAAGTTTTGGGTTCATCAATAAAGAATTTCATCTCAGACCTCCTTTCCAAGCAAGATGTAACGACACAACAAACCAAGCCAGGCAAAGCAATGCAGGAACAGCCGACACAAAACCGGCACATACCAATGCAGAAAAAGCTAAGGAAGCATGAGCCATAAGGCACACCTGACGGTTAGACACTGATTCTTCAAGTACGGAAGAAAATAATTGATTTTCACGGTTCAGCCACATAGTTAGGACTGACGATTTGCTCACGACATTTATGTCGGTAGCAGGAATTGAAGCTGTTTGTTTCATACGGATTGATTGCTTTAGCGTTTCGGCAATAATAGAACGCAAGAACGGCCGCCGTTTCCCGAGTTCGCTAAAACAATCAATCCGTAGTCACTCCGTAGAGCAATTAAGTTGATGGGAAAGGCAGCCGTAACTTTTGCACAACAAGTTGTGACTTCTACAATCTCCTATATATCATTTTGCTGACATCTGCAAAATGAACCTGTATGGGCATAAAAAAAGCCCATTAAACTATCATGAGCATTAACCGCGCTCTACGTTCCTGACCAACAGAATTGAATTGTTTTAGCACTGCAAATATGAGGATTATTTTTTAATCCACAAACTTTTTGGGATTTTTTTTGAAGGCGGAGCACTGTCAGTGCCATGAAGGTAAGAGAAGCATTAGCCATAAGGCACATCTGACGGTTAGTAAACTTTCTTCCGAAATGAAAATTCTCTGATTTCAGTCATATAGCTGACCTCTCCACTGCTCTTACGGATAACGATAAATAATTAAGTGATTAAGAAACAACCACAAAAAAGCCCCGAACTTAAATAGTACGAGGCATAAAATCTTAAATGTCATTCATTTATAGGTACATAAAATGTAGTTTTTGACGGAGTATAGATACCACAAGTAATAACCTCCAAAAAACCATTTAAAAAAGTATGGTGGTTTTTGATTGCATACTTCTGACGATCCCCAACATATTGCTTGATATCTTTCTTGTTTGATGCTGGTGATATCAACCCGAAAAGAAAATGATTGTTTGTCTTTGAGTTCAAAACTCTTTTAGGTTCGTCAACTTCCATGCCACCTACATACAATTGAGAACTATAACATGAAGACAACAATAAAGATAATGTGCTAACTAATACTAAAAGCATTACTTTTTTCATGATTTTGTTTTTTACGAGATTATTATTTAATTGGAACAGCAAATGTAATGATAATATCCAACAACCAGGCATTTACTAATGGATTTTTACTAGTCTTATAGCAAAATTCAATTTAATAAATTATGAATGAGGAAGAGCACATCCAGTGAGAAAAAATGATAATAACCAGTTTAATATCCATTTTACCTGATCTGACAACAGAACTCCTACTATAAAGCTGACAATACTACATACCATATTTGCTGATTTCAAGTAATTGGAAACAATCGTTGATTTCTTTACTTTTGAATCCAAAACCTTTGCTTTTTCATTATCAACCTGTTGTCTCCTCTTCGCTTCAACATATTTAAGATAATTCCCATAACACAGAAATGCGTCCCCCGCCTCTTTTGTCACGACAAAGCTTTCCCCCTCTCTTTTTATCATCCCTTCTGATTCTAACTGCATTAAAGCCGTGTCAAATAAATATTGTTGTTCCTTACCCTTGTAGAATCGTTTTATATCCTCTATCGGCACTCCATAATAAAACATTGCCAATATTTGTGATTTATCTTTATCGTAGGGTCTCATACATTAAATGGTGAATCCCTTATCAAAACGCGCCCAAAGGTATTAGTGTAACCTTAACCCGATTTTACGGATTACGTTTTGAAAAGGGGTTCATGTCCTGTTTCACCAATTTTTATGACTCTAATTTTGAGGGCATCACAAATGTATGAATAATATTCAACATTCCGAATTTTCTAGCGGATTTTTATTACCTTTGCTGATGCATCAAAAATATGAACCATGACAAAAGAACAGGAAGATATCAAGCAGTTACAAAAAGAGGTAAGCCTTATTTGTATGCACCTTTATCAGATCAAAAAGCTGATAATAAACAGTCTAATATTCCTTTTGCTTGGTCTGATAACAGGACTTCTGTTATAAATGCACATCCTGTTCACAGATTTTAATATCAGGCAGCCAAATCTGAAACATCTTTTTTACCTTGTTTACACAGCATTATATCAGTATAACAGCTACTGTAATTCACACAGGCATTGAATTCCACTTTCACACAATCCTTAAAAGGATTACCGATTGAGGGATTATCCCCAATCCAACTGCATAATTCAAGAATGGAAGATTTATTGGATGTAAAATACACAAACGAATGCTCCTTCAGAACATGCAGGACATTCAGATAATCAGCCAGATGCCAGTACATTTTATATGTTCCGACTTCTGTACTTAAATAAGGGGGATCAACCAGGAAAACCACCCCCGGAACATCCTTGTAACGTTTGAACACTTCCTTATAATCCTCACTGACAATGGTTAGTCCTTCCAGATAATCCTTCGCATCGGAATAGTCAGTCCGGTGGATAGTGTTATAAAACGTTTCTTTCCTCATATTATCCAGATTCAGCACATATTTCATGGAAAACAACAGGGATGACGACAATGTGATATAATCAACGTAGCCATGTTCCTTTTCCTCCTTTTCAATACGAGCCAATATTCTTTCACGGGCTTCACCGGTTATACGTTTCTTTCTGGGGAGTTCCGCTGTTATCCTTCGCAAATCTGCCAGCAACTGATTGGTATTCGGTATATTGTCAAGCCGTTGCCGGTAGTTGTCGAAATCATTATATACCACAACAGCATCAGGTCTTACCCGTTTGGTGATGTGGGACAGCAGCCCCGATCCGCCAAAAAGATCCACAAAAACGGTACTGTCTGGGAATCGGTCCAATACTTTGATGAATTCTTTGGCAAACATACGTTTCTGCCCCACAAACGGAAGCGGGGCAGACAGATACATATTTCTCATGTTACTTTCCATTTAAAAAAACGCCGCAAAGATCTTCTGAATTTATGAGAAACAGGCAGGATCAGGAGCGTTACCCACTGCACGACACATGCAGCAGATCAGACATTCAGTTCGAAACGGACAGTTTCGTCACCAGCAAGCAGTGCACGGGTACCCGGGATATTGTTCTCGTAAATATGTACATTTCCCAAATAGAGGGTGATCGACTTCAGGGGAAGTTCTATCTGCCGTGCCATCAGGTACAGATGATAAATGTCAGCAGGCAATCCGAGATTTGCATCACTGCTACGCTGGTATGCGGACAACACCAGTTCTCCATTGTCAATCTGAAACTGCACCAGGCTCAGGCAGGGTGTCTGGTTGCTTTCCACACCGGTCTCACCTAGGAAAAGCACATAATTCTTACTGTTACGTTTCTCCCTGTTGATTTTGTCTATGAGTGGCGGCAGCTTCTCAAAATAGGTGGGATAAGAGTTCACAAGAATGGATCCGCAATAATCCCACCAGTTGATACCTGCTTCGCGGTATTTTTCCACCTGGCGCTCACCCTGCATAAACAAATGCAGTTCATTACGAAGCTTCTTGCGGGCAATATGATGCCCTTCAAAGATGTCCAACAGATCCGCTGGTGTAAGTACCAGAACCTCATTCAGAAGGTACTGTATGTTCCCCTTCCTGTTTGATTGCGTTTTTCCTGTGGCAAGTATCTTGTCTAGTACCTGATAATACTTGTTCATAGCCATTCCTCTTTATAAAAATGAAACATCCTAAAGATAGGAGAAACAGCACAGTCCGCCTGATAAAACAGCCCGTTCATACTGCAAACGTCTTACAGTCACTCCGAAACCGCTTAACCAGGGCATAAATCGTCCTCTCGCTAACCGAATATTTTTCAGAAAGCACGGCAACGACATAAGATACTTTCTCTCCTTGGCTTGTCCGGTACATGTATTCCGAATATAACTCCACATACTGGACATCCTCCAGACGGACACCCGCCTCCTGCAACTTTTTCAGCAGCTCACGATTAAAGTTTATTATCTCTATCACTTTCATACAATAATATTTGATTATCTTTGCGTCATCTCACTCACATAACATACAAAATGCGTCACACCGCAGCAGAGGGTATTTGCCCCCGGCTGTGCGGTGTGACGCATCTTTGTGTAAGTATGTGGGTGAGATAACTACTTACAGGCCGGGGGTTCTTTTTCGCCTTCCCCCGCAAGGCATTTCACAAGATCCAGTGAAAAACCATCCAAAAAATGACTGATTTTCCCCTTATTTTCGTATTTATCATTCAAAATGTGCGTATTTCAGCCTTGAATTTTGCTGTAAGAGCACATAAATATCTAGTTTTCAATAAATAACACCATAAAACCAAAATCTTTAAAACCATGTCTCTTGTTTCCGTGCGGGCCGCTCAGAAGTCCCAGGGCAATTGCCCCGGGCAATTTTCGTGAAATATGACAGAGAAAAACGGCGGGATGCCTGGTACGGACAGAAATCACTCCTCAAAACCGGGAATATAGGGATTTGCATTATTGCCACGGGCAATACGGACAATGCGACGCCAGTTTCTGCGCATCATCAGGTATTTGAAAGCGTCACTGAAATTGGTAGAAAACATGGGAAGTTTCTTCGGGGCAAGCTTTTCACTCTTCTTGATCTTGAACACCACCTTGGTTTCACCCTTATAGCGGATGCCGGCTGGGGCTTTCTCAACACTGCTGACCATTTCACGGCAATTCACCGCATCAACCAGCAATCGGGGCAATTGCCCATTCTCTCCCTTCATCAACTCCTGCATGAATCCGTATTCCTCCGACTGGGGGATGATACTCTGTCTGCGGCTCATCAGAATGACGGTCCATCCGGTCCGCCGGCCATCGGCATCCTTCTCTATGGCATCCTTTATCTTCCTGGCATAATCCTCCCCCTGTCTTTCAAAATTATTGCCGGCTCGGTCATAATACAACGACAGTTCCTTACATTCATGTGAAGCAAAGAAATCCAAGAACTGGTCAGCCAGCTCACGGAACCATCCGGGAGGTATCTCGAAAAAGTTTTTGTGGCATCGGTAATACGCTCCGTCTTCCTGCCCAATCACGAATGAAAGCATGTTGCCGAAGTCCATGCCGCCATCCAAAGGCTCGTCATGCCGCAGATAGCGCAACTCCCGACTATTTTCCGCCGGCTCCCCTCCAGGACTCCCGTCATAATACTTATGCCTTTGCCCGAATAATACATAGAAACGGACATCACGCCGGAGACCGGGCCGCATACCCAGCACCGACTTGCAGAACTCATGCAGTTCAAGAGTACCTTGATATAAGTTTCGTATATATTCCGAGGTCAGGATATCAACATTGACCAGGGAGGATGCGTTAAGAAAAAAGGTTTGTCCGCGGCGCAATTTGCGCAAGGCCCGATCATAATAATCTATTTTCCTTTCCAGACGCGCCAGCACGGAGTGACTGGGATTGTCTTTCTTCTGCTCGCGCAGTTGCTTCAACAGCAGCCCGTTCCGTTCAAAAGCCGCCTGTACAATCAGAATTATACGGTCTGGATCCATATTGGGTGCATAACGGAAATACCAGTCATATTCCCCCTCGTTGACATCCGGCATATCAGTGGTGATCGTCAGACCAAGAAACAGATGCGATGCCCCGTAAGTGAGAGAATCGCCACGTAGAACAGGCATGGCACGGTTCACCTTCTCGTCCTTGTCATATTTTGACTCGTCATAAAACAGATGGACCACCGATTTGCCGGCAAGCAGTGAAGGGTTATCCAGCGAACCCATAAAAATAACACTGCCATTCCAGAAGGAATAGCAGTTCCGGTAATCATTGACAATTATGGAGCATTTCGCCTTCCAGGAGGCTGGCGGTTCCTTTCCACGGATATAATGCACCCCCTCGTACAGCCCCATCATTTCCCATCCCTTCTGTACGGCGGGCATGATGTTGTCCTTCAGATTGGCATAAGTGTTGGCGACAAAAGCGAAAGGCGCACCGGGCATTTCCCAGATACACCTGTATGAACGTCTGGACTGTATGACCGTACTCTTGGACATACCACGCCCGGCTATGACAACCAGAATGGTCGTATCCACGAAATCGGTCAGCATCTGGACATTATGGCTGAATTTTACATCCACATCCTCATCATTCGCTATCTTCCTCGCTAAATTCCTCGATATCATAAATCATACGTTTTTTCAAATCAAACTTTCTTATTCGTGCGTCCTCTTTCAGATTATCACGCACAGCAACAGGTATCTCCGGTATCGAGTCGATGAAACCCTCCAGTTCCTTTCTATCAATGGCGGGAACGCCCAGATCCTCACGGCTGGCCGTATAGATATCAACCTTTTTCTGGTTTAGAAGCTCTTCCGGTATCTCCGCCTGTTCCTTCCTGAAGCATCTGCGGTATTCACCGGCAAGTTTCAACAAGGCCCTTGCCTCCTTGATCTTGCCGGCCAGGAAAGCGGCGTCCGCCCACTTCTCGGCACGCTCGGCATACAGGGCAGCAAACGCCTCCGGACGGATGTTGTCTTGGGTATAGAAAAAATTGATGCTGTCATTATACACCTGCCGGGCCATCCAGTCGGACAGGCTGTACGGCTCCGACTTCAGCAGCCTGATTATTCCTGCCTTTGTCACCATCCTGCCGTTAGTGAAACGCATCCTGGCACGCAGACCACGTACCATCTCCATTAGAGAGAAATACTCCCTCTCTTCCGGACGCAAAGAATCCAGCGTTCCGGTGGAAAGAATGCGCTGGATCTGATTCAGATCAACCTTTTCAAAGTCCACTCTTGAAGGTCTGACCGGCAATTCACTCATATTCATCCATATCTTTTAACAGATTCTCAAACAAACGGCGTTCCTGGATCTCCGTTAGCAGCTTAACGGCATCAATATTCCCGTCCTCAGCTGTTTCGTGCAGCTTTATCTCGGGAGCGGCCCGTGAGACAAGCACGCCTTCACGGATCAGCCCTCGAATGGTGGTTCCTGGAATACCGGCGTCATATACAAAAAGAAAGCATTCAGAAGCGTCAAGGCCAAGATAGGCGGCAATATCCTCCGGCGCATAACCTAAAGCGGCCATGCGGCGAACATCATTTTTTTGCTCTCCAGTTAGAGCCAGGCTGTCAGGGGGAATATCATTCATAAGATAATTTGTTCAAACATTCTTCTAGGTACGCCAACTCGCATTTTTTTGCAGACAGTAAATGGGCAAACTCGCCACGGTCACAAGGGTGGGAGAAACGCTCCATTTTCAGGAGTAGCCCATTGATCCCGTCCTCCAGCGTCCCCTTCCGAAATATCAGTTTTTTTTTCTGTTTTCCAGTTCCTTCTCGGCGGCCGATTTCATAGATTCCCATTTATCCACTGCCGCCAATGCCTTCGCACGTTCCTCCTCACCTTCAACGGTTTCAAGCTTCTTCTTCCATTTGGACACGTTGCTGGCCGCATTCTTACGGATATTCATCACCTCAAGATCACTTTTGTTGGAAAGCTCGTCAGAAGCTAGAGAGACGGCAATACGGGGATGTTTCCCGAGCAGCACATGATTGTCACGGTAATATTCCAACTCCTCCCAGATACTCCGGTCCTCCAGGTAATTCTCCACAGTTGTTTTGGCTATGGCAAACGCCTGTTCCAGCTCAACGTCATCCGGCAGTTCCCCCAGTTCCCTGAAAGTTTTTAGATAAAGGTCATAGGCCGTGAACATATCGGCAACCAGTATTTTCAGTACATCCGGACAATCCGGAGAGTTGAGGAAGGGGAAACGGTCACGGAAACGGATCACATTTTCCACAACCGGGGTGACAGGAACATTCACTGCGGTTTCCTCAGCCTTGATCTCTCCCACCACTATAGAAGCTGAAGATATGTGGGGAGAGTCCACCGCCTTCCGTTGCATTGTCCTGAAAGCCGTTTCCGAAATTCCGGCAAGCTTGCGCAGTTCCTCCATCAAGGTGGCACGAAGCAGGTCCGTTTCGGTATTCCGCCGGAAAGTGGCTTTCAGCATCAGATTAAGCCCGTACTCCTCGTACAAAGCAATCCCCTCACGATACGGACGGGGACCGCTCAGATAAGCAATAATTTTTTCTTTCATACGATAAAATTTACAATGTACCATACAAAGAAAAAGCCCGGCAATTGCCGGGCAAAAGACAGGCATGAATAAAAAATCCATGCAACGGTTCAATTGCATGGATTGGTGTCGAATAAAAACAGCTTTCAATAAGAAAGTCTGAGTGAACCTATTTTTTGAGAAATGTCTTTCAGCGCATGATTGAATCTGTCCAGCTCCTCGGCAGTGAATCGGCAGGGCTTCCCATTGACCACATTACCATTAATACGCTGATATAGCCATTCTTTCGTTTTGCCAAAGTAATGTTTCGCAATGAAAGACAACGATATGATCTCGGATATGTTCTGAAGCTGTAATTTTATGGTTCTCTCCTCCATGCCAGCAATTTCACCACTAATCCCATTCAAGCACTCATCCATGAAATCTGCAATCATCTTTTTGTCCCCTTCACTCGTATAAGTATCAGCTATATGTTTCACCCGGGAATAAAACTCCCCGGACTCTGTTCCCATTAACGGACGTAGAGCGTCCAATTCCTCTTTCAGTGTCATGATCTCTTTATTTTTTTAAGTTCCCCATAGGCTGGGGAACACTGTTATTACTCATTTTCCATCTCTTTAAGAATTTTCTCTATCAGGTTCAGACGGTCAAGAAGGGCGTTTATCTCTTCAGTTCTCCTGATCCCGGTCTGTTCCTCAATAAAAACCAATTGTTTCAATTTCATTTTTACAACCCCCAATTGCATTGTGAGGTCCTTTTTAATTTGTTCCTTACTCATTATATGCTGTTTTTAATCGACATTCAAAAATAATAATCTTTTGCTTATTATACAAGGATCTCTCAAATAATCTTTTGCTTATTAATCATTTTTAGCAAAATTCCGCATGAAATAAAAAAAGCGAAGCCGAAGCCCCGCTTTCCTGAAATAATGAAACCACTAAAATAAGAATATGACTTATGCCTGATAACGGCTCTGCTCAATCCATGTACATGTACCGGATCCGGATTCAAAAGCCTGAAGGGTTATCTGGCTGCCCGGACTAGCGGTGAAGGTTTCTCCGCCACGCAGCAGGAACTGGCCGCCGTGAGCAATTGTCGGAGCCACGCCTGACGCTACACCCAGCAGGGTCATCACTGCACCATGCCGTCCGCCGGTCACTTTATTTATTTCCGCTTCACCACCCTGAAGCTGATATTGCCCTTCCGCCGTAAACGGGATGGTAGTGGCAGACGCGCTCACACTCGCCACCGGTTCTTCCGAAGGAACAGTACCCTTATAAATGGCGATGTCATCCCCTTTACTGATCTGGGTAAAAGTGAATTCAGAGGAGTTGGCATCCTTGTTACCGGTATAATTGACTCCCATCTGCATGGGATTGCAGGGAGAACCGAACAGATCCTTGTCCTGACCGTCACAGTAGCTCATTATCACGATACATTTCCGACCGAGCCAGTTGGTCTTGAACTCACGGACCGCCTGCTTGTTTCCCGGATGGTTCCCCTTGACCGTAGGGGTGAAACCAAGTGCGTCAGGATCTCCGTCTGTATTGCTTGTAACCTCCACGGTACCGGGAGTGAAATAGATGTCGGTAGAATAACATCCAGGCTTCAATTGTATGTTCTCGGTCATCAACACACCGGCCGAGTCACGTGCCGGGAACACCAGAATATCATCCACATCAATGATACTCATCATGTCGCGCGGGTTGATTCCTTTACCCGGATTACCTTCCGGGCGCTTCACTGCTCTTTTAACGTATGCCATAATTATAACAATTTAAAATGAATAACAGGGGCGGATTACTCCGCCCGTAAATTTAACCACGTGCCACCTCATAGAATTTGCCACCTGCATAAGTCAGCATGATAAATTTGCCGGCGCTGAGCGTCATGGCATCAGTCAGGACAAAATTACCACTATTAGCGATAGTGGACGCATTCGTATTCCCGGCCCCGTGAATGGTATACACCTCACCTTCCACCGCATCTGTGAAATTCGTGATGGCCGTCGCTTGGGTATTGGTTCCCGTTACGAACACCGTGGCACCCGCCAAAGATGGAGTGGTTGCATCGTTGGCGAACTGTAATGCACCGGAAGCTGCCGTATCACGTCCGATTTCGATAAATTTCCCGTCAGAACGTTTCATCAGACGTATGGTGTCCCCTTTCTTCGGTATCCAGTCGGCACTGATCAAGCTGAACTTATCGGATTTGGTGATCTTTACCCCCTTGTCCTCGCTGCCACACTTGATGGTGACAATCTTACCCACTTCGGCGTTCTCAATATCCGTAATGGTGAACAGGCTGGTGTTGGCCACGGTCTGTACACTGGTATGCAGGGCTACGTTCGGGTTTTTGTCCTTCTCCCCGTCAATGAAGGAAGATGCAGGTCGGTCATACTCGTTACAGAAGATCATCTGGCGGCTGCCGTCCATATCCTCTTTTTTCGTATATTTGAAACCTACCGCACGCGCCCAGATGGATTCCTTCCACAAGGACCATACCTTAAGCGTCCAGTCTTGTTGTTCCAAGCTGAAATTTGTCATTTCACCGGCCACATGCTCGAAGCATTTGATATTGCCCTCCATCGTCCAGAAAATACGCTGGTGATTGTCTGCGTTCGGAATCGGAATCAGCTTCACAGCCGGATATTCCTTAACGTACATCATATTGGCCTTGTAATCCTGGTTCACACCATAGTGCAGCTCGTTGTACTTGTGATACCATACTACCATATAGCTGGGAAGATACAGGGCCAGCTGCCCGCTGTCACGGTACACGGCAGGAATCATTCCCGTACCCTGGAACAGTTTCTCACCGATATTGGCTTCCGTGATCTCACCCAGCACAAACGGCTTGATCTGGTAAACGGTCTTCCCGTTATTAATGTCAATGAAACCGTCAACCTTCTTTCTCAGCCATTCATACAGCCCGTCGGCCGCTTCCATGGCGCGTCCCGGCTTGTTAAGGTCAGGATCCTTGCGCACGCCATTGATACGGCGTAGCTCACGCTCGTTATGCAGCTTCTTGGCTGTTTCCGCCAGAATGTATTCAATGAATGACCATTTGATCGCCTGTGATCCTTCCTTGTTGAGAGAGCCGATCCAGGTCTTTTCCAGCTGCTTCAGGTCACGGAACTTATGGGCGAACATGACACTGAACATACGCAATGTCTCGTTGTCGAACTCATATTCACCTTTGGTCACATTGTCGAAATCACTGGAGGTGTTGTCAGCCTGCGAGAACTCACCCAGCCAAATGTTGACCAGAGTGGCCAGATCCTGATATCCGCTCTCCACCGGGAAGATGCTCTCGATACTGGGGAGCTTGGTCAGGAATGACTGCAAACGGTCCTGCCAGCGGATGCGGTAGAACGCACCAAGGTCCTCCTTCAGACGGCCGTAATCCACGGAACTTTCTGCACGGACCTGAATATTGATTCCCTGACTTGCGAGCAGAGCGGCACGGGCACGCATGTTATACGGACGATCCAGCGCGAACATCTCACCCTGCATACCTCCAAGCTGCTTGTCATCATCCAGGTTGAAGGCACCGGCACCCGTATTTTGTTTCAGACCGGCACCCGCACCATGGTCCGGCTCCGGCAATGCGCTCAGTACCGAAATCTTCTGCTTCAGCTCCGCTATTTCGGTATCTTTCCGGGTGATGGCCTGCGTCTTTTCCCCGTCTGTCTTTCTTATTGCATCCAACTGCTCCTGCAAGGAAGCCATTTCGGATACTTTCTGCGCCAGCAGACCACGAATCAGCGCCTCTCCCGAGTTCTCAACAGGACCGGCCTGCTGTTCCTCATCCTTAAAACCATTTTTCAACGCTTCCCCGAAAGGAGTTATGAACTTCTCATCGAAGCCAAGTTCTTTCAGCTTGGCTACATCATCGGCATCGAGGATATCCTTGTCCTCAGCCTTCTTCCACTCTTTCAGCCCCAGCAATCCAAGGATTGCGCCGGCAAAGGTGGACATTTTAGAATACTTTCCCATAAAAATAAAAATTTAAAAGATTTGATTTGTCTTGTTGATGACGGACTGCGCCAGAATCCAGCGCGCAGCTCCCTCCAAAGTGTTATAACCGTCCGCCAGTCCTTCCCTGACCGCTTCATCACCCATAAAGGTCGCCCCGCGGAACACGGGGGAGTCCTTGTCATAAGCGATGGAAAGGTTCTCCGAAACGGTCCGGCAGAACATCATGTGCAGTTTTGACAGCTTTTCCTTATAAGGTTCCTCGTTATTGTTTTCCGCAATCTCCCGGTGTTCCCTGTTTTTCAAGTCGGCCGAATCCGGGTAAATCTCCCGATAATCGATTCCTTCTTTTTTCAAGGCCTCCTTGGCATTATAATAGGTACCCACAACACCGATACTACCCACCTCGCACATCAACGAGCCAAGAAAGCGCTTGTCTGCGGCTGATGCCAGCCAAAAATGTGCGGAAGCACAAGCTCCGGCAATGTAAGCGACTACGGGTTTGGGACATTCGGATATCATTTTTGACGCATTGTCCAGACCGGTAATCATTCCCCCCGGTCCATTTATCCACAAAATGATGCCTGCAATACGGTCATTAGCTGCCGCCTGTGCAATATATTCCTGAAGGCGGAACGTCTCCCAGGAATAGAGCGTCCCTTCCAGCACAATAACGGCAACCGAATCGGAAGGAAGACCGCTGTCTTCCAAATTCCACCGCCCCACAAAATTCAGATCCGATGCGTATGCGGTCACGGTATCTTTTTCAAAAAATGCCTCTACCTCCTTAAAATTGCCGGAATGTATTGAAGGAAGGATCAGTGAGACCAGATTGTAATAATCCTCTCTAGCCATGGCCCATTTTTCATTGAATATTAACTGAATACGATTCATCCGTTCTTTTTTCCTGCAAAATAAAGAACAGATCCATCCATGAACAAGGACACGGAGAAGCGGTCATCACACCCGGTCATGAAAAGACCGTTTTTCCACATAAAAACACCTCCAAAAAGGACATGGAAAGGACAAAAAGACACGCTACGTTACATAAAATTATCTGTGTTTATATTCCCGAACGGAGGTTTTACGGCGCATCTTCCGCCGCCAGCGCTGGTAATCTTTCAGAAGTGCTTCCACGCTCAGACTCTCAATGCAATACTTCCGGAGAAAGTACCAGGCCGAATTGATGTAGTCTATACCATAGACATGTTTGTTTTCATCAAACAGGTCATGAAGCTCCGCACGCATCATTGTGTTTATCTTCCTGGAAAGTATTTTGGCTCCCCTCTCGCCTATATAATTATAGGTAGCCAAAGGTTTGCCACCCGGAAGGTGTGCCTCTCGGCGCTCCGGCAACACAAGCTCCAGATTTCCGCTATCCACAGGGCATCCGGCAGGACGTTTCTGCAAAAGATCATAGACGAAATGGTACAAATCAAGATCTGAAGGCAGGCGGACTACCTTGCTGTCCGGGGTTCCATACTTGCCTATTAGATATTCGGCTAAATAATTTTCTATCGTTATCTTCGTGGTAATCATATACTTATGTGTTTATACAAAAGTAATGATTTAAATTGAGATAGTCAAAGAACAACCGGCTAAAGATGGACCGGCTTCCAAAAGAATCATGAAGGCCGTTGCAACACCCCTTGAAAAACAAAGGGGGGATTTTCGTGCAACCGTACGATCTGATGATTAACATTATTGTAATATATTGAATATCAATATATTGTACACTGCACAATTCGCGCACGATTTTCGTACGAAATGTAAAACCACGCACAAAAAGCCATAAAATACGTTTTTGGACAAATCGAACGGAATCGTGCAAAAATCGTGCAGACATAAATATTTATATATCAATATATTATAATCAAAAAAAACGCAGTTGCACGATTGCACGAAAATTTCTTCATTTTTTATAAGGGTATATTTCTTAAAAGTTAAAAAATAAAAAAAAGAATATATAGGCCGCCCGTTTTCGAACAGATCGCACGATTGTCCAAAATGTTTTTTCTGGGGAAAAAGGGGTATGAGGGGAAACAAAAAAGTCCGGAAAACCGGACTTTTAAACTATATGTCTTCAGGATAAAATGCCTGCGTTATGAATTCGTATTCCCGGGGGAGCGACCGCACGCCCACAATAACACACAAGCCTCTGGCAGCCATTTCATAGAGCCTCTGGTTGGTCACAGGGGAGTTCCTGAAGTTATACTGGGCGCACATCACGAAATAAGCCGTGGACAGGTCACAGGAATAAAGATCCTCCTGTATCAGCTTGGCCGCATCACTAGGTATCAGGGCAAAGCCCAGCCTGACCGCAAGCCTTGAAATCATCTGTCTGCGTGTCCGGACATCAGGACATACCGCCACAAAAATTTTATTCTCTTTTTTCAGCATATTGCTTCCTTTTTATTTGCATATCTCACTAAAAATCACTAACTTTACAATGATATAAATTGGGATATATCATACATTTCTATCCGAGTAGAAATGCCTGTAAGGGACCGCAGGCCGCCAGGCCGGACAACGCCGGATCTCACTCCTGTCATCAGAAAACTCCAGCAATGCGTCATTAATGCTCTTGTGGAACAGCTCCTCTATGATACACATTTCGGCCACATCCATGAATAGTTCCAAAGAGCGGGCTGTGCAGTGCTCGGATACAATGATGGATCCTCCCTCGGGAATCCGGAGCAATAACTCCGTCACCCGGTCATAAAACCTTTTGAAACGGCCCGGATCACGCCCGGCCAGAGGCATTACCTTTTCCAATATTTCCTGATAACTTCGTGCCATGTCAGTAGTCCAGTCTCAAATTTCCCGGAAGATCAGGATCCAAGGGATCTTCTCCCGGTTGTATGATCTCCTTGCCGGTACCGACCGTGAAATACTCCACTCCGCCGGACTTGTCATCCACGACAGGACGTCCGTCCTTATCGACCTGATAGGGGAGTCCGGTCTTGCTGTCATATTTCTGGGGGTTAAACACAAAACCTTTCCATTTGCAATACATGACGAATTTTTTCTTGAATGAGGCAGGGGTATTATATTTCCGCTGGGCCGGATCATACAAGCACAAGGCGTCGAACAGCTCCTTCTTCACCAGGCGGCAACCGATATGCTCCGGTGCAGAGAAATACTCGTCAGCCCAGGAAATGAAGGTTTCCCCGATCTCCTGCCGCAGTTTGCGCTCCTCAAGCCGTTCTCCAGGAGCTTGGACCACACCGAACGTCAGATACAGTTGGATACAGTTGGCCAGCAGGTTCCAGCACAGGTTCCACTGGTCAAAATCCCACTCGGTAAAGAACAACGCTCCGAAATCGTCAACCGGTTTGTGGCTTTCATTATAAAAATCGGAAAAGGCCAACAGCCACTGGCGATCCGTGAAAGAGGAGCCGGTTCCGCGGATGGCATGGTTCGTGGCAATATAGATTTTGGGAGACTGCGAGAACGACAGCGTGATACGCCGCCCTCCCTTATAGTTAACACTCCAATCCCCGGTAATGTTTGGAAACAGAAACTCGAAGTTGAAGTTCTGAAGCACATCATCAATAAACACCAGCTTGGTTTTCTCCATCACGTCATTCCATACAAACTGGTCTTTGAAGATGTCGGAGTTCTTTCCGGGAATATAGGCTATAGGCATGACGTTCCTCATGAGTTCCCCTATAAGGGACTTTCCGGAACGCCCGTTTGACTCGCCGACCTCCGACTGCTTTCCATCCATACCGATCACCGCACGCGCCACATTGGAATCCTTCGCTTCCATCAGCATGTACCCGATGGCGCACAGTTTGGAAAGCAGATGGATATGGTTCTCGTTCTCCTCCTCGGGAGTCACCTCGCCGCTTTTCTTCCTCCATGTGAAATTGCTGGCATTGATCAGGAATTGCAGATAATGGCAGCGGTGTCCGTCTTCGGTCAGCTCATAGGAATACGTATCAGCGTCCTTCCTGAAGGTGACAAGCTGTTTTCCCAGATATTTGGCCGGATAGTCACGTCTCTGCTCCTCCCAGATATGATGTGAGATATTTTCATAGCCCATTTCCTTTACGCTGTCACGGGTGACCAGCCAGCACGATTTATCGAAATAGAAATACTGGCCGTCTCGGGAAGGCTTAATGAAATCGGGCTGTATGTACTCCAGCAGTGATAGCTTGTCCGGTCCCACATACTGCGACACCCCCTTGATCAGCATCTCGTTCACTCCCACGCAGCAATTATGCTTGGCGAACTGGAACAGGTAATCCCGGACGTCGCTCGCCTCCAAGGACCTAACCAAAGGAGGTTCCAGATGGATGAACAAGAAACTCTTGTCCTGTCTTCTCAGGCGCCCAAAACCACGGTTCTGTAAAAAGTTCTGGGAATTCACGTAACAAAACTCATAATCCGATCTTTCGTTATCTTTCCCCTCATTCCTCTTGACCACACGCCAGAACTGCTCGTCCGCGTCAAAGGGCTGAGCCGATACGACCTTGCCATCCTCATCGAATTTCCAGCGGTAACGGTTGAAAAGGAATTCCGGAAGATTCTTCAGCAGATCCTTGTGGCGCTCTGCAAACGCCTCATGGGAGTGAAGACACCAAAGCTCCATCAGCCTGTGGTCAGTGAAACCGGTAATTTTAAACATCTCTACATACTGGCCGGAACCCTTCTTATCATTACAGGCATAATCAAAATCCGCGGCCAGCTCGTCCTCTTTTCCCAAAAGAGTATTGGCCAGCAGGTCATCAAGCCCCTTGTCCCCTGCATCATTTTTGCGGATATGCCCTACAAATATTTCCAGATAGATGTCACGGTTCTTCAGACTACGCATATACTCCTTGAAATTCCTAGCAGCGGAATAAAAGTTCCTGGGACGTTTCTCAACCGGATCGTTTATCTTGATATTACTTGAGATATCATCCCAGTCCGAATCAAAAACAAATGCCACCTCCCTGACCTGGCAACCGGTGACAATCCTGACGAAATCCTCCGGTAGCGAGCCATTATTTCCCAGATTCTGTATCCCTGACACGGCAATGGACGGGATGCCATGCTTGCACGCCTTCTCCGCTTTCTTCTCGCCTTCCTGGATATACAGGCGGTCTATCCTCGTACCGCTCTTGAAGGCGGTGCGTATCTTTTCCGGAATATATATAGGAGTACCGGACCCCCGCGGTGATTTGTATTTGAAAGGCTTCCCATCCTTGTCCAAATGCATTTCTGGGAACTGCCAACGAATGCGGTAGTATTCCTTCATCTCCCCGGCCGCCCTGCGCTTGTTATCCTTCTGGACATAACGGACAGGAAGGCCGTCCAGATCATAATATTCTATGATGACATCATCCCCCTTGGCCGTCAGCATTCCCCGCTCATCAATCGTTCCCGGTTTGAAAGTACGGCATTGGAACACGGATTTCGTATCATCGGTCTTGTACACACTGGCGGTCACATCCTCGAAAGTCAGTCCCGAGGCGGCCAGCATTCGGGCGCAATAAGAACCCGTATCCAGCCCTTTGGCAGCCTTGCTTCCCTTCTTCATCTTCTGAACCGGTTTCCAAGCCGGTTTGTCCGGATGGGGGTCCAGCAGCACACAGAACTTCTTGGCAAGGTATTCCAACGCATCTGTATAACCGTATCCTTCGATATTCATCAGATACGACACGGCACCCTCTCCGCCAATCTGGCAGGAGAAGCACTTGAACAGATTCTTGCCGGGGCTGACCGTGAATTTCTTCGCGCTTCTGCACTTGGGGCATTCGCAAACATAATCCTTGCCGGATTTTCTCAGTTCCCGGAAATCCTGCACAACGTCAAGCAACCTGCCGTCCGACGCTGATTTTATCCTTAATATTTCGTTTTCATTAAAATACATAACAAATAATTATATAAATAAGCCGCAACTTCATAAGACAACACAAAATTACCGGATTGCAGCAACCCGGAATGGACCGGAAATGATGATGTTCCCGGAACACTTTGCACCTTTCAATTCATTGACATCTTGTCCCGGTTCACTGTTTTAGTCCTTTCGTACTCCAGCAGAGCGGACGTCACCGCCTTCCGAAAGTTCTCATTCACAGCTATTGCACCATAAAGCAGCCTATGTAGTCTTGCCCCCTTACAACTGGAAACATGTCCGGCAAATATCTCATAACCCTCCCCAGTATCCTCTTCTGACATTATTGTACAGGAAACATGTAAACCGGTCTCCTTACTTTGTTCCAGTATAAAGGAGAGAAAAGCCTTTATTTCAGTTTGTTTATTCTTGGAATTCATAATCTTATATTTACTCATAATTTTCTTATTTTAAAATTTCATCAATAGATGATAAAACACTCTCCAGTCTTTCCAACTGCTCAGAGTATTTCATAAGAAGATTTTCTTCTCTTTCCGTAGCCTCCCCTCCATTGTGAATATCATTATACTTTTCGTATTTTGATTTTACACTCTTATATGCTTTCTGAAAGAACGGAAGCAATATCTTACATTCCTCTTTGGTCATACAGACCGTTATCTCGTATGGAGATGAATACGATTTTCTTGTGCTATCTATGTAACTCATATCTGTTCCGTTTTGAGGGTTATTTTATCACATCTGTTAATCGGTGTTTTTACTTCTTTCCCATACCACGAACACCAATAATATGGCTGAAATAAATTGGGTGAATGCGTGCAATATTTACATCTTTCACACAGGTGGATTCCATTCATTTTTAAATTTTTTGAGTATTAATTTTTTTCAATGAAAGTATTGGTTGTATTCAACACTCCGGCTGAATCTTGACTTTTGCCATCTCTTATGAAGATTCCTTCTTCTTTCAGCCTTTCATAATCGATTTTATTCATAAGAATAACACTCGCATTGCCATCTATATACAGTTTGCATTGCATGAATTGAGTTCCTTTTACTTCCTCAATTGCGTCTATTTGCATTGTTCTTTTTTTACTCATATCTAATTCATTTTGAATTATTTTTTATAACTACCGCCATTGTACTAATAGAAGTGCCACTCTCTTTAAACTCGCCTGCGCTGATTTCAAACACTTCTCCATGTACTTCTTTCAGCCAGTTGCGGAAATCAATACATTTCTTTTCCGAAGCGAATTTCCAGTGTTGGCTGGTTATTGCTGCAAGCGTGCCGCCTTCTTCCAAGCGTTCATACATAAGCCTGACATGCTCTATATCCTGATTACCGGAAAACGGAGGATTTGCAATAATCTTAGTGTAACTACCTACACTGTATTTGGTAAAATCTTCATCAAGCAATATTACGTTGTTAAGGGTGTGAAGAAATTCTCTGTTTTCTGGCATCAGTTCATAACATTCAACCATTACAGAAGGACAAGCTCGGTGGATTGCTTTAATAAGCGCGCCACGCCCGGCACTCGGCTCCAGTACCGTATCATCCTCATGTATCCCTCCGGCAAGCATAACCAGCCAGTCGGCAACATCGGCCGGAGTCTCAAAAAACTGGTATTCCTGTTGAAGGTTACACCGCTTACCTTCTTTCAAAATGGGAAACACACGTTCCGGATTAAACGGAAATGTGAAACCCTGTATCTTCCCACCTTGCCATGAGCCTCCGGCTTCTTCTATCCACTTCTTTGCTTCAGCATAAGACTTTTTGTTAAATTGAACTTGAGGAAGTTTCAGAACACCGTCCTCAAGAGTACAATGTTTCAATATCTCTTCCACACTCCATTTTTTGCCTTCGTCAGCCTGCTTTTTCTTTTCAGCTATCGGAACATCCGGCGCTAACAGTGAAGATATTTTTTCTACAACTATGTTGCTTGCGTCCATGAAGGCACTGACGCAAGATATCGCTTCGATCAAGAAATCGGTGTCAACATGCCCGGTATTGTCATAGATGTCTACCCCTTCGGTCATGGATGACAGTTCATTGAGCTGCGCAACACTACCATGTAACGTTTCGATTAAAATCTTTTTTTTGTTCGTCATAACTTTTCTGTAAATAAATTCTTGTTGTGTCTACACTTCCATGACCGAGAAGATCGGCCAGTTGAATAACATCTTTGTTTTTTTTCAGGAACATTTTAGCGAAAAAATGTCGGAAGGCATGCGCGTGCATCTTCTTTAAATCAATGCCGCAATGTTTCCCCCATGCTTTCAAGTGCTGGGAAAAGCCACGCTGTGTGATCGGGCCGAATCTCCCTACCGCAAAAATCCCGGTCTTACCATATTCCTTAGCGTAAACCTTCGCTTCCTGCTGCAATTGCTTTTGGAAGAAAAAACGTCTGTACTTGTTACCTTTACCTTTCAATGTAACCTCACCACTAATTATATCCTCCCATGTAAATCGTTGAAATTCCGACAGACGGGCGCCCGTTGTACCCAATACCTTGATAAAAAAGTAGTAATCCTTATTGTTTTTTCCCTTGAGATATTCCAACAGCCGGTTATATTCCTCTTCGGTCGGCACATTGTTCACATCAAGCTTGCGCTTTATTTTAGGACGCTTCAGTTCTATAGGCTTCTTCAGCCATTTAGAAAATCTTTCGATTGCTGTAATCCGCAACCGGATGGTAGCGGGAGATAATTTTTCTTCTTCAAGACTTTTTATAAACCTCCTGCAATTATCCATGTTTACCTCATTGGCGTATTCGAAATACTTCTTTATGGATGTGTAATATACATCAACTGTATGAGAAGAGTAATCATTGTTGTCAGTCAGCCATATAATGAAATCATGAAGTTGTTTCTTGTTCTTCTCCGAAATGACATCAAGTTTTTCCAAAGGTTTCACCGTCTTTTCCCTTTTTCCATATCCGATGTTGAGAAAGGATAATAGATCGCATATAGCTGAGCACATTAATGAATGACGCACCATGACATCTGCATTTTCACGCTTGTAATTCAAATAACCACGGCGGTTCACTTCTTTGGTCATTTCTAAAAAATCCGTGACATGCTTGATATATTTCCCGACAGTATCATAAGTCCTGCCTGTTGCGAATAAGTAAGAAATATAATCAGTTAATATCTTCTGTCTGTCATTATTCATAATTTATCTGTTTCGAATCAAACTAGACCAGCCCACTCATTAATCGTAGCATTCAAAGCCCCCATAACAAGCATCTTGTCACTTTCGTCATACTCCATAAGCACCTCCACTGTCCGGTCACCATTACAATCATTGTATTCCCTTCCTGTTTGAATATTGACAGGAAGACCGTTCTCGTGGACTGCTTCAAGCCATGCCTCAAGCAATCCTTTATTCATTTCTATTTTAGCACTTTTCATAATTTCTTACTTTAGCAATAACAGACGATCCATTCTTCTTTATACCAATCTCGTCCAACACCAATACATCAGGATATTTTGTCACCCATTCCGGAAAATAATTTGTTGTCAGAACAACAGTAAAATCACCTTGGAAATAATCCCCTCTGACCAACGCCTCGTAATACTGTAACTGCCATTCCGGGATGTCATCAAACACCATTACATCAACATTTGTATCAATATGTTCCAAGAAACTTTTAAGACTTGATGATCTGACATCATAAAAAACACTACGCTTGTTTTCGCACATTTGAAGTGCCAACTGAGTTTTTCCACACCGAGGAGCTCCTACTAATAGTATTACTTTCATATCATTCACAATTTAAGTTTATCACATTTATTAATTTCTACTACAAGTTATTCACGCTCAAATATTTTCACTCCAGCCACTTCTTCTATCTTATCCTTCGCTAGTTCAGGTATTCGTACCCAACCACTCCGCCAATTATTAAACGTATAAATCGGCACCTTGCATTCATCAGCGAGCCTTTTAGCCATCTCAGATGATTCACATACTGGTAAACTGCGCAAATAGGTTCGTAATGCCATGCCATCCATTGTTTTTTTCTTCTTTTTTTCTTCCATATTTAATTAAATATTGAATATTGTTTTGTAGATTTATAATGCAAATATAAATTTAAGGAAATTAATTTCCAAACGCTTTAATAATTAATTTCCTATCATTTTAATTATAAATATGAAACACTTTGGAAATCAATTAGATGAATTATTTAGAAAAAAAAGAATTATTCAAAAGGATTTTGCTGATAGAATGGGGGTAACTGCGGTTACTATAACTAAATGGAAATCCCAAGAAAGTATTGATGCCGCTAAATTGGAGGCAATATCTAAAATATTAAATATACCCATTTCATATTGGTTTGATGATGAAAATTGTCAGCTCAACCAATCAGTCGTTGGCGATGGGAGTGCAGCCTCTATATATGGTAATGCTACCGCTGGAGTTATAGCAGACAAAGATAAAGAAATAGAGCATCTGAAACAGTTACTCAAAGAAAAAGAGAGGCTAATTCAAGTATTAATGAATAAATAATATTGTAGTTATGATAGAATTAAAGGCTAGACCTTTTTACGCCTAAATACTGGGACGTAATCGGGACAGAAGTATGAAAAAAGAGAGATTATCCATATTATTAATCAGCCTATTAGTGGAAGCAAAATGTGTCAATAGCTCGCCTCATTCCGACAGAAGGCGACAAGCAGTGAAAATTGCTTGTCGCTTTTTCTTTTCCACCTTTGCAAACCGCTGTAAATCTGCGGAAAATCCTAAAAACTTCATTCTCGTTTTCTGTTCGATAATCATCATTTTTCTTGTCGAAGTAAATTCCACCAGGATAGACTAAATTTTGTATTTTTTGCCTATTAGAAAAATCACTATCCCTCCACAAACTGCCTAATTTACAAGATATTTCAATCGTTTGATTGATATAATTCATCATGTTCGATAAATTTTTCCCTGCATCTTCAAGGTCTCGTCTGATTTCTGCCAATCTCGAATTTAATTCGCTCATAGTAGCCGTATATATTTCACTATTAATTTCTCCCAGACCAAACCTAACTTTAACTGCATTTATTCGATTTTCACACTCTGTTTTTCGTTTTAAAAGGACTTTCTTTGTTTCACCCTTACTTTGATTGTATTCTTCAAAAACCTTTCTTAAAACGTCTGTAAGTATCGGAATAAATTCATCTGGTATATTATATCCATTTAAGAGATTGATATACTTCTGATGTAGTTTCTCTGTACTATGATTACTTTTACACCCTTTCTTATTACATTTATAATAATCCCGTCCACGTGCTTTCACTGTGTATCCAGTCAAGTAACCGCCACAGTCTGAACAGATGATATGCCTTTTCAATGGGAATGGTTCAGTAATTTCTTTGTGTTCATATCCTGCATTAGATATGCTATTCACTTTATTAAACGTAGCCTCATCAATTAATATCTCTTGATTACCTTTTATAACTTCATCGCCCAACAAACTATGTTGTATGAACCCACAATAAAATGGATTATGAAGAATTTTATTCAAATGTTTTCGGTCAATGACTAATCCCAATCCCTTCAAACGTTGAACAATTTCTATATCTCCAATTCCTTCCGTAGCTTTCCAAACAAAAGCATTACGCAGTATCTTGCCTTTTTCATTCACTGTAAGAACGTGTTCTCGACCTACTTTTAGTTTATCATAACCTAGCGGAGGTTTTGAATACCAGTTGCCATTTCGTAAACACTCCACCATACCTGTGATACATTTATCCTTTCGAAGGTTATTCTCAAACTGATTAAAAAGAAAGATAACATCTTCCATAAATCCACCTGCCGCACTATCTGGGTCAGTAGCCTGTGTTGCAGACACCACATATATTCCTTTAGCTTTGAGATATGCTTTTGTCATCATCGCCTCATAACCAGCCCGACTGAAACGGTCAAATGAATAGACAAGAATTATATTTATCTCTTTATCTCTAGCCACCTCTGCAATCATTTCACGGTATAGTTTACCTTCAACTTTTGCACTCTCATTCGTACCGCCATAATACTTTTTTATACGAATAGCATGACTTTCTGCATATTCCGTACATATCCTTCTTTGACTTTCTAAACTGCCATTTGTATCAGCTTGCCGCTCCGTTGACACTCGCGTCCATACAGCAGCCACTTTATTTGTCAATTTAGAAAACTCTACTACTTTCTCTTTACTTTTTTTCTTACTCATCAATCGTTAAATTAAAGGTTAAACGTAATAACACCTAATGTATAGAAGAACTCCAGTATCTTTTTTTGTTCTTCTTTGTCTAAAATACCTATTGCTTGAAATTTCTTATCATAAACTTTCAATTCATCCTCATTAAACATTTGTTACAAAGGATTATTTGCCATGCCATTGCACAACTTATTTTCACACGTTCATGCAAAATCCACAGAGCAGGGAAGTGCATATACATGAACGTGCTTCCTGCTCCTAACTTGTTACAATATGATTGAATTTGAAGTATTTTTCGTGGTGGATTTGCCTGTCCTTTATGCAAATATACGACTTGTAAGCTATTTTACCACTCCGCTAAGTTAATTTACATTAAAGCTGTCAATTTACGAAGAGTATTTACACTCGTACCCGTTAATTTAGCTGTATTTCGGAGTGAATAACCTCTTTTAAGCAGTCTAATTTCTTCTGCATATTCTTCTTTCATGGTTTCATTGCTTTTACTATATCCTACTTTTCGTCCTACCTTACCGCCATTGCTACGGAAATTCTGGTAACCACTTGCAACACGTTCTCTAATAGTCTTGCGTTCCATTCGTGCTACTTCGGCAAGTATAGTGATAAGAAACTGGCTCATAGGGTTGATTTCTCCCTCTGGAGTAAGCGTTTCAATATTATAGTTTTGGATGAATACTGATACTTTATTCTGATTTAAGATTTCTATGGCTTGTAATACTTGTAGGGTATCACGTCCAAGTCTGGATAGTTCGGTTACTATTACTTTGTCTATATTGTGGGAATTGATGTAGTCAATCATATTCATCAGCTCTGTACGTTCTGTATTCTTTTTTGCTCCAGATACTTTCTCCGCAAATATAGCCTCAACCGTCCAGTTGTTTGCTGAGGCTAATACCTGCAAATCATTTATTTGACGCTCATAGTCCTGTGTTCCGTTCGTACTTGATACTCGTGCAAAGATTACTACTTTTTTCATGGTGTTACTTGTTTATGATGCAAAGATAGTGATGTATATTTAATATAAATCATTTATAACGTTAAATAAGGCTAGAAATATGATAAATATTAAATATTTATCATTCCTTTGTCAGATAAAAAATAGATAAAATGAAAAATAAGCAAGAAAGGACGGTTATTCATGTAGAAATATCTGGACTTCATTTCTACTTTGGCTCTTTAACTGCCATTTATACCAAATTCACTCCAGAGCAACTTGGTGTAGCATTGGGGACATTACGAAATTACCGAGTAACAAGTGATAAACCGTATCAAAACAGTAAATGTATTATCCGAAAAGGGATTTTGGTAACAGTACAAAAATCTGTTAGTTAAGTATCATCGTTTGATAGGAATTTAGTATCTTTGCACCCCAGAAGTTACGAAAAGAGTGTAATTTATTGGAAATGAGCGTAAGTTAGTTGCTCTTGATAGTAATAGGTTACGAATTAGTTAGTTATCTACTGCATTATTCCTCTGCGCGTTGCGTAACCTTCAAAGAACTCTTCGTATGCAAAAGTAGCTATTTAATCCGAGAGTTTGATATAAACTCCCGAATTTTTTATTCCCACATTTATAAGTTTTTCCGTAAAAGCGGTTTTATCCGTTGGTACACCATTGCCCAAAACAAGTTTTGAACAAACATGTGCCGACTATCGCATAGCCGGAGAAAAGGGCATTGCCATACGCCTAAACGACGATGTTTAGACTGATGATGCAATGTCCCTTTCTTTTGTGGCTATGCCAAGAGGTACTTTTACGGGTTTTCAGATGGTTTTTCTTTTTTGCTGTCCATTTGTACCGGAAGCGGAAAGGTGGTCGAGTGTATAAGCTTGCCCCATGAATGAAACAAACGGCCATACACAGTCGGGCAAATCAGTAAGAATGACAGTTGCCGCCCTGCGAAACAAGCATCGTCGGAGCGGAAACATTCATACTTCCTATATGGCACAGAGCAACATCTGTTTGGTTTCCATAATAGGCGGCTCACCTCGTCCAAGAACAGCGACTCCCCTTTACCTCTTGAAAATATCCTACTATTGTACAGTCCACCCCATAATCGTACCTTTGACGTATCCGAATAAGGTGAACAGTGCTAGTTGTACGAAGAGCTAAACGTAGTGCTCCACTACAAAGGATTTGACGAAAGACCTTCTTTGATCGTGCAGGTGATAGGCAATATATTTCCAGCCCATGCCATTCCTGCCTAACATCAGCATGACTAAATCGGTAGGCATAATCATCCTTAATCGTTTTGAGCCATTACATAGATTAATTTGTCCTTATGAAATATTAATAGGCTTACCTTCAAACTTGATTCGGTTTTCTGCACTTAGAGTAGGTACATTGATAAACAATCGTTTAATCGCACGACTGGCTGCTACATAATATACGCGATGCGCATTGTTGCCATTCAGGTCTGGTGTCAGCAAGAACTCTATGTCATCTTCTTCTTTCAGAACGACAAACACGTTATCATACTCCTCTCCTTTTGACTTATGGATAGTCTTATGCTTGTCGTTTGAATCACCATACTTCACCCCAAGGGCAGCATCGGCATATGTATGGTCCATGTAGAAATCCTTGATTGTCTTCTTTTTTATCTTAGGCATCTTGACATGTAAATCATTCACTAGAAAATTGTAGAAATCCATCATGCTTCCGTCTTTGTAATCCTTATAGCCATTCAGCAAGTGTCTTAGAAGCACGATAGTTAGTGACCTTTCGCGATCTATAATGTCTAACTGATGCCAAGCATTTCGCAAGTCGTTCATTCTTGTGTATTCCACGGCTTTTATCAACGCCTTTATCACCATCTGACGCTCGACATTGCTGTCAAAATCCATCTCTAATATTTTCTCTGCCTTGCGCATCCCATTCTTATTACGCATCGAATTAGCAAGTACGTTTTGAAAGGCAAGAGATTGAATTTCGTCAGTCCCACTTTTTTCTATGCTCTGTTGATAACAATTTAGCATATCGCCCACAAGTAATTCAGGCACCATTCCTTCTGCTCCATTCAGCCAGTCTTGTGAAAAATCAGTTCGGACAATATTCAACAATTCTATAATCTGCTTCGTGCTACGCCTATTTCCTCTTATCTCAAACTCTTGCATCTCTGGCAAAGCAAAATTGTCAAATTGCTGCACTGTAGCACCAAGAAAGTCATATATGGATTGAGCCTTGTCGCCAACAACACCAATAATTACCCCATCATTGCCTAATAGTGTCAAGAAATCAACTACAAAAGGAATTGTATCTTGAAATTCGTCCACAAAAATATACGGATATCTAGCTTTTATTAATTTATATATGTTTGGGTATCTTGAAAGCAGAATATGAGAGAAATACAAAATGTCATCAAAAGACATATAACCTCCACTCCAGAGCCATCTTTTGAACCCCATATACCAGTCATTGCCCACATACCGCTTGCCACTCTTAGTGTAATAAACCTGTGGGTAATTGGGTTTGTAATGTTTGTACTCATGGTTTTCATAACGCCAGTTTGCACTCTCCAATCCTTTCAAATAGATTTTGGCATCTAACCATGACCTACCAATACGGTTTAGTACGATTTTAGCTGTTCCTTCTGATTTAAAATTAGAATCATCTATCACTACAAGTTCATCTAACTTCAATTCGAAATCTTCAGCTACCAAGTGAACGTAGGGTTTTACCACATTGGCATACAAGAAACTGTGGATGGTACATACCTCAACCACGTCATTCCCAATATTCAAACGTGAGGTGATAGTATCAGTACCCACATTGGTATAGGTGATACAAGCTACTTTTTTAACAATATCAAGTTTGTGACTGTTTGACACCACATTCTTGATATGATTTATCAGCCAATGCGTCTTTCCCGCACCGGGACCAGCACAAACCTTAAACGGTTCGTCTATAGGTATGGTTTGTTCTGATGTTATGATAATAGCCATGTTAATGCGTTAACAATATATTGGGGTACATGGAACTCTTTTCTATCTGCTACAGGTTTATCTAGATTAGCCATAAGTACCACGTTTAGTTCCAGCGCATTGCTGCCTTTTGAAACAGAGTTCAAATAGCGTGATGCAAGTAAAGCTTTTCGTTTCTCCTCATCCGTCCACTTCGATGCACCTATGGATGTCTTGATACGTGTATTTGCTTCACTATTTCGCATTTTACTCATCATCTTGTTCATATCCTGTTCTGCCATCATAGCTTTTATCTCCTTCAAATTGGAAACGGAGTTAGTCAGCAACAGTTCACAATCGGGATTCTCACGCATTATGTCATACTCCAGCGTTTTCCCATATGTTACATCTTGCCTATAGAACCGAATATTTGGATGGGCTGCATATTGAGCTACCTCAGTATCTGCATGATGCTTATAGTTGTAGTTAGCTGTATCTATATTGTATTCGTATGGGTAGCAGGCTTCATAATCCTCGTCAGGTTCATTCTTTTTCCTACAGGGATCAATGTCAGTCAAGCAGACAATTTTCTTGTTGATGGTGTATGGATTGTTCGTATCAAACAATTTTAGGAAGTGGTTGAAATAGCGACCACCCATATTCACCACCAACACATGCTCATCTGTAAGATTCTTATTCAAATATCTGGCAAAGACTGGAAGTAACAACTCTTCTGCAACGCCCTCGACAAATATCAATTTGTTGGCAAAGAACATATCCGCTTTAGTAGCATCTATAAATCTCTGAACATATTGCTTGGACACCACATCATCATCATTATCTTCTTTATAAATGACACGTGGATAGCCAACATTGATCTGCCCTAATACGGGTGAAGTTAGACAAATTAAGTCATCCAGTTTTACAGCGGAGGCAATCTGGGTAGAATGTGAGGTCATGAATATCTGACGCACATGTCCATTTGCTTTGTTATCCTGCAAAAACTGTAGAAACTTATATTGCATGGCTGGATGCAGATGTGCTTCACATTCCTCTACTGCAAGAAATGAGATTACCTTAGCATTGCGCTTCATGTAAGTAATGCTACTGTCTGCCTGCATCTTTGCAAGCAAAAGCGACATATAGATTAGATTGTTATAACCTAACCCATTATATGTTGCTGGTACTTCGATACCAACAGTATACTTGATAATCATTCTCAATACCGCAAACATCTCATTTTCCGTCACTTCACCATCAAAGTCCGGCACGGCTCCGTTGAATGTTGCTCCTGTATCCAGTGCGTACTTTAGAAATACGTTTTTGCCATTATGCAATCTATCTTGTAAAGTCTGCATCAATGGACTAGACTGTTGGACAAAATCATTTCTTAGGGCTTTCAACTGTTCCTTAATCTCATCCTCGGTCTTTGTGGCATCATTCTTAACTGAATAATCAATAAAAAAATTTAACACATCCCTTAGGAGTGGATTATAACCGGCGTATAGGTCGTGACTAACATCCCGAATAGCGTCAAGGAATTGGAAGTCCATCTGTCCCAAAGCATCATTAACACTGATACCTGCGGCCTGATTACCTCCAGAGCGACTGCTTCTATATAGTCTGATATAGTCGCGGTCAATTATTTTCCATATTTCTTTGGCAGTTGTTACACCTGCAACATCTGCCTTATAGTTGTCCTCCTGATCATCAGCCAATTTAAACTCGTATCTCAATTTTGCCTCTTCGCTCAATGCAGGATCTGTCATCATACCGGAGAATAGCCCCATTTCGGCAGAATCCAAGGCTTCTCCTTGACTCCTGTGAAATATAAGAGTTATTTTAATCCGTGGAGACTGCTGTTGAAGCGTAACCACATCTGTCTCATAAAATAAGTCACATGTACCCAACCGACGACCGTCACTATAGCCAAGCACTAAACCTATTGCACGGAGCAAGTTACTTTTTCCTGTATTATTATGACCTATTATGACATTCACTCCTTCGTGGAAGGGAACCGAAGCATCCCTAAAATTACGAAAGTTTGAAATTTTAATCTCCTTAATATACATATTATATTCCTTACCAAAATATAGTTTAATTTCCACAAAATTACTAATAAATCAGGAGATTAAGGTAACATCGCTATGATTTTTTCTTAATCTAGTTGGTTTTTCGGGATATTCGTTGGCACACGATTCTTAAACTTGTTTGGGCGATGGTGTGCCGACTATTGCAATGCCTCTTTCTTTTGCGTCTATGCCAAGAGGTGCTTTTACGAGGTTTCAGATGATTTTTCTTTTTTGATGACCTTTTGTGCCGTAAGCGGAAAGTGAATGCAGAGTGTGTCAGCCTGCCTCATGAATGAAACAGGCAGTCACACACAGCGGGCAAATCGGGAAGAATGACTGTTGCCGTCCGGCAGAACAAGTTCCATCGGATCGGAAACATTCATACTTCCTTTGTCGGGACTTGCCCTTTTCACGCTTCCGGTGATGTCTTTTCCCTTTTTCGTGGTTCCTTTTTTACGGATTTTCTCCTGAAGTTTTTTCTACCCAATCTGCCTCCACTTCCGTTTACCTCCATTTTCGCGTCTTTCAGTGAGCCGCATCAGGCAGTCATTTCCGTTCTGGGCGCAAAGGTAATTCCGGGATTGGACGGAAATGCAAGGTCAAGCCTCCTGTTTTCGGTAAAAATCTCCAGCCCTGCGGGTAGTATTTTGACCGAAAAACCTTGCATTCCCTAATCCCTACCTTTTCAAGCACCCGAAACGAAAACGACCGATGCGACAGAAAGACGCATAAAAAAAATGTCGGATAAACGAGAGGCAGATAAGATAGTTTGAAACTCAACTCCCTCAGCTCTTGAATCCGCATTAAAAAACAAAAAAATCAAAAACAGCGAAGATATGACGGCAACGGCAGATTTCAGACAAATGGCGCAGTACATAGGGCTTGCGATATGCGGCTTGATGGTGCGCACCGCCTTCGGGATGTTCGGCATCCTTTGGGGCATCATCGCAGAGATTGTAAACGGAATGTTCCGAGTGGCGATAGGCGTAATCGTGGCTATCCTTTCCGCAACCGCCTTCTTCGGTTTCATCCTTTGGTTATTCACCCTTTAACCCTTACCGACATGGCAAAGAGAAGCAGCAAAACGGCAGCGCAGCAATGCAGATACTACGAGGTGGACAACATCTTCGTGTACATGGTGGAAACGTACATCAACGGCAACATATCCGTGTTCCGTGAACTCTACCGAGAACTGAACAAGGACGCACGGAGGGACTTTACAGACTTCCTTTTGAGCGAGGTGGAGCCGACCTATTGGAGAGAGATACTGAAACAGACCATCTAAAACGACAACAATATGCGAACGATAACAAGGACATACGACCTTTTCCGATTAGCCGAACTCTCCGCAGCAGCGAGAGATACCGCATACAATGAATGGCTGCGCACTTTTGAATACGGTTGGGACAGCGACAACCGCAACACGCTGGAAGCATTTGAAAGTGTGTTCAAAGTCAAAGTGAACGATTGGAGTTACGACACGTGCCGTTATTCCTACCGCTTCACCTCACGTTACAGCGGAGAGGAAGAGGAACTCAGCGGCATACGGCTTCTGAAATACATTGTCAATAACTATTGGCATACGCTATTCAAGCCGAGAACCTACTACCTCAAAGGCAATTACAATAAAAGGCGCAAAAGCAGGGTATTCACGGACAACTGTTGCGTACTGACAGGCTATTGCGCAGACGAGGACATCCTGCGACCCATCT